CTATTCAGCGCGTACTATCCCCTTAACGAGTGCGACATGGTAGAAATGCGACTTGTGGAGCTGAAAGGGAGGGTATTCAGGGTTGTCTGATACGATGAGTAAGTGGTCGTTGTCTTCTCCTTGTCGAATACGTTTCAGGAGAGTCCCTTGGTTGGTATCAATAATATAAGGCCTATTCCATTGAAAGAATATATCTTGCATTGGTACGACCTGGCATGCCACAATATCACCAGACCGATATGTAGGTTCCATTGAATCGCCACTTATTCGAATAAGGAAGTCGACATTTTTAAAGCTAGGTATAACGAAATAATCGTATGCGTTGATGTCTGCATCCTCTTCTCCTGCGAAATAACCCGCCATTGCAGTTTGCGAAATGAGCGGAATACCCCTCTTGTCGATCTTGGAGGAGCGTTTTGTGGGGGCTGTCGCCTTAGGCATGGGAGTGGATACTAACAGCTGGGTAGCCTTTGGAACGGCCTGTTCTGCCTTGATCATGTTGCCTTCTCCGGTAAGAAGCCATCCAGGGGAAATCTCTTTGCATTTTGCAAAAATCAAATCATAATCTATGGTATTACGGGACATCCAGGTACTAATGGTAGAAGGGGAAACTCCGAGTCTTTTCGCAAATCGGGATGGTTTTCCATCGTCGAAATGAGAAACTAAGGCCTCTAAACGTTCTTTTTTATCCATATTTTGCATTTTGAGAAATAAAAGAGGAGAAATGTTTTGCAGATTGCAAAATTAATTCTATCTTTGCAACGTGTTCAAGATAGAACACGCGCCAAAGATACGAAAAAAGGCGCGAATGTACAAATTTTAAAACTTAAAGAAGATGAACGACAATATAGAGATAAAGGAATGGGCGACCAATGACTTCAAAGGGAGAGTGGCCCAAAGGCTGATGACCGACCGCGTGCGGTTCTGCTACGACCCTGAGCTGGGCATCATTTTCACCGCTCCAGAGGAGTATGTGAAAAATCTCGTTTACAAGCTGATGGTTTGCGATGGTGTGAAAAGTCGCCCCAACATACACGAATACAATAAATAAAAGGAGATACGGACATGAATGCAGAAAAAAAGAACAGCAGGCTGGCTATGCTGGCCAAGGATGTGGAGAACAAGCTGGCCGTCATGGCCAATGACATGGAGCGGTACAAGGAGATAATGGTGGAAGACTACGAACGATTCTTCCGCTGGCACTCGGAAGATGCCTACAAGATGCAGGTGTACAAGTTGGAATTCGAACGCCTGCTGGTGCGCATTGGCGAGGGCGACTTGGGCAAGCTGCGCGAATACCTGCGCAACAGGGTGGACGGCACGCAGGAGTTGCTGCTGGAGGCGAACGTGAGGGGGGACGTCATGACGTCTGAGGCCCTGGCCAACATCAACGAGCTGGAAGCCAAACGCCGCATGCGCGACTATTTCCAAATGATGCTGGACTTTATCGGGAACGGGAACGAAGAAGAATTAAACGGGCAGGGAATATGAAAAGAGAGAGAAAGATCAATCGTCAAGACACGGAGAAATTAATCGTGGCTCTTCAAGAATGCAAAAGACATGCATCTCGCCTACACCATCGGCTAGATCGCATAGAGCGCGAACTATTTGGGCATAGTCTACCACAGAGCGGAAACGTTTGCACTCACGCTCAATGTGGAGGATCAACTCCACATAGTCAACCCCATTCATTTCAGCCTCCTCATCGGGATAGTAATAAGAAAGCTTATGGCTACAAGACAAGGAGAGTGGAGACAGGCGCGCCTCAATGCATTGTTCGGAGAACTGAACCAAGTCCGTCTCAGCACTCGTGGTGGCTTGCCGTTCTTGACGAATTGTAACCGTCGCTTTGAAAAGGTATCTGTTTGAGCCCATAATTTGTTCTGTTTTGAAATTCGGGCATAAAGTTAGTGAAAAGAAACGAAATAAAGGAAGAAATACGATGAAAAGGAAGATAGTGGTGACCGCCGAGGTCAAGCAAAAACTTATGAAACAGTTCGGGGCAGGCGAGCGCAGCCTGTTCAACGCACTTACGTACGACGAACGGCGCGGCAACTCGCCCACGGCCAAACGCATCAGGGAGTCGGCCATGAAGAACGGCGGTGTGGCTATGGCCGACGATTGCCTGGACATGGAGACCATCCACCTGGCCGACGGCACGATGCGGCAGTTCTTCCCCCGCGGCACGGTGATGACCGTTTTTCGTAACGGGGTGGTGACGATTGAGAAGAACGGCCGCCTGGTGAAGAAGGAGCAGTGCCCCGGGCTGATAGACGATTATGAGGAGCTGCAACGCTTGGCCGCCAAGGTGGACGGCGCGGAACGCGTTACGGTGCTGAGGTAAGGAGGCGCATGGCTATGGTAGAGTATTACGAAGGCCGGCTGTGCATCCCTGCTAAGGAACTGGTGGAGCGGGGGCTAATCAGCGAGGCCAACTATCGCCAGAAGGCGGCAAGGGGCAAGCTCGACATCGCCCGCACCGCCCGCGGCCTAGGCAACTACGCCCTTGTGGCCGTGGACACGTTGCCTGCTGCGATGAAGGAGGCCGTGAAGCGCGCCTACCCCAACCTGCGCATCGTGCGGCTGGTGAACTGGGTGCGCGAGAACTACGACTACGACCAGCGCGCCTACGCCTACTTCTCCGACCCCGCACAATGCGGCGTGGAGCTGCCACGGCGGCACGTGAGGGAGTACACCGTGAACGCAGGCGTGATAAGCGCGGCCGTGGCCCTGTACAACAGCGCGAAGGCACAGCACACGGTGATGGGCGAGGCCTACGACTGGGACATGATGGCCGAGGCCATCGACGTACTGAAACAAGAGTACGGCCACACGCTGCCGACATCCACCCTGCGATTTCGCAAAAAGGTGGCCGAGTTCAAGAAGAAGGGCTACGCGTGCCTGATAAGCGGGAAGTTCGGAAATCAGAGCGCGCGCAAGGTGGACCACAAGACGGAGCGGCTGATACTGGGGTTGGCCGTGCTGCCCAACAAGCCCTACAACAGCCATGTGCACGAGATGTACCTGAGCTTCGTATGTGGCGAACTGGAGGTGTACGACCCCGAGACGGGCGAACTGTTCTGCCCCGACGACTTTACGCTGAAGAACGGCGAGCCGAAGACACTGAGCGAGGCCACCATCAACAACGTGCTGAACGTGCCCAAGAACAAGCTGCTCATCGAGCACGCGCTGCTGACGCACACCAGCTTCATGCACGAGCAGATGCCCCACATGCACCGCCACAATGGGCAGTTCTCGCTCTCGCAGATAACGATGGACGACGTGGACCTGCCACGCCGCATGAGAGGCGGCAAGTACGTGCATGCCTATTACGCCTACGACACGGTGAGCCAATGCCGCATCGGATTGGCCTACGGGCGCGACAAGGACCAGGCACTGGTGGTGGACTGCTTCCGCGACATGTTCCGCCTGATAGCGCGCCACGGCTGGGGCATACCGGCCGGCATCGAGGTGGAAAACCACCTGATGGTGAAGTACCGCGACGGTTTCCTCCGCGCTGGCGAGGTGTTTCAGTTCGTGCGCTTCTGCGCCCCGCAGAACTCACAGGAGAAAGGGGCGGAGAACCTTAACGGGGCATTCAAGACAACCATCGCGCACAAGAACCACGAGGGTATAGGACGATGGCACAACAAGGGTAAACGTCGCGTTGAGCAGAAGAAGATAAGCGATGCGGACAACCACACCTACGAGGACCGCAAGTATTACACATGGGAGGAGCTGGTGGCCGACGACCGCGCCGACTGCGCCCAGTGGAACAACACGCTGCATCCCGACCAGAAACGCTATCCCGGCATGACTCGATGGCAAGTGCTGGTGGCCAACGTGAACCCCACACTGCTGCCATACGACGCACGGATGTTGGCACGGCACATCGGCGAGGCTGTTGAGACCAGCGTAAGGAGGAACTCTACGGTGCGCGTGGCACACGAAGACTGGTGGCTGAGCAACACCGCAGCACTGGAACGCCTTGCTCCGAACAACTACAAGGTGACGGCCTATTACCTGCCGGATGAAGAGAGAGGGCCGACGGATGTGTACCTCTACCAGGGCGACCGCTATATAGATAAGGTGGAAAGGGTTGAGACCTTCAACCGCGTGATGGCCGAACAGACGGACGAGGACGTGGTGAAGTTCATCGAGCAGCAGAAGAAAGTGGCCGGGTTCAGGAAATACGTAACCGACAACGCCATCCGGCGCGTGGGTGTGATGAAGACGAAGGTGGAACTGACGATAGAAGACGGAGAGGACTTGGAAGTGCCCACACCACAGGCAGAGGAAGAGCTGCCACTGCCCCCAATAATGGCAACAGACTGGAGCAGAGCCGGCGTGGATGCCACATAACGACAAACTAACGATAATCGAACGACATTAAAACAGCATTAGAACATGACACAAGACACCAAACAGCGGATATTGGCAGCCGTAGCCGCCAACCGCACCAATTACCCCAGCGACGCCAAGCACGCCGCCAGCCTGGGAATAAGCACGAGCGTGTACAGCGCACTGAAGAACGGCCAGACCGACAAGACACTGAGCGACGCCAACTGGATATCGATAGCGCGCCGACTGGGCGTGGAGCTGCGCGCCAGCATCGAGTGGAAGGCGGCACGCACACCGGTATACCAATTCGTGATGGCACAGCTGGAATTCTACCAGCAGAGCGGCACAAGCGGCATCCTCTGCGACATGCCCAACATCGGCAAGACGTTCACCGCACGCCTGTATGTGCAGACACACGCCAACGCGGTGTACATCGATTGCAGTCAGGTGAAGACCAAGCTTAAGCTGGTGCGCAAGATTGCAGCAGAGTTCGGTGTTAACGCCCGCGGACGGTATGCCGACGTGTATGACGACCTGGTGTATTACCTGCGTTCCATCGAGCAGCCCCTCATCATCCTCGACGAGGCGGGCGACCTGCAATACGAGGCCTTCCTCGAATTGAAAGCCCTGTGGAACGCCACCGAGCGCGCCTGCGCCTGGTACATGATGGGGGCAGACGGGCTAAAAGAGAAGATAAACCGCTCCATCGAGTGCAAGAAGGTGGGCTACACCGAGATGTTGAGCCGATACGGCGACCGCTACTCGAAGGTTACGCCCGACGACGGGCGCGAGCGCGACGCCTTCCTAGCCGAACAGGCCCGCATCGTGGCCAAGGTGAACGCCCCGACAGGCACGGACATCGCCGCCATCGTACGCCGGACGGGCGGAGGGCTGCGGCGCATTTATACCGAGATTGAGAAACTAAAACGGGCAAACTGATGGCCAGGACAAGAGCGTATACACCCCGCGAAGTGGGTGAGAAACGATACAAGACCCTGCCCTGGGATGGCGAGTGGCAACGCGTGTTCGGTCGGCCTGCACTCAATGAGCTGTGGTTCATCAGCGGCGCATCGGCCCAGGGCAAGAGCTCATTTGTTATGCAGCTGGCCAAGAAACTGTGCGAATACGGCCGCGTGCTGTACGTCAGCGGTGAGGAGGGCATACGCCAGTCGTTTCAACGTCGCCTGCAGCTTTTCCACATGGAGGACGTGAACCGCCGTTTCTTCATCATCGAAGACACAAAGATAGAGGCACTCACCGAGCGACTGGCCAAGCACAAGAGCCCCCGTTTCGTGGTGATAGACAGCTTTCAGGTGGCCGAATGGACATACGAAGAGGCAATGGCACTGAAGGCGCGTTTTCCACAGAAGACGTTTATATACGTATCGCAAGAGCACAAGAGCGCACCGATGGGCAAGCCTGCCGTTCGTCTTCGCTACATTGCCGGCGTTAAGGTGCGCGTGTCGGGATTCGTTGCGCTCTGTATGGGGCGCGAGAACGAACATCACGGGCAAGGCTTCGTTGTTTGGGAAGAGGGGGCGGTGAGGTATGGCAACGGAAGCCTCCCCCCCAGCCCCTCTCCAAGGGGAGAGGGGAGTGAATAGCCTTGCCGCGCACAATGATACTTAACAGTTAAATAATGGAGTTATGGGAAAGAGAAGAACAGGCCTGTTTTATCAGGAAAAGAACAAGACAATGAAATCTTCCGAACTGAAAGCATACCTGGAAGGGGTTATCGCCGACCTGCCGGAGCAGGAGCTGGACATAAACATCGACATGATGCTATTTCTTAGGTGGTGGGACAAGCCGCACAGTGCGGGGGGCCTCTGCTCCTGATTTTGCAACGCACCTTTGGTCAGCCTCCTCTATGAGTGGTTCCACCTCATGGTGTCCGCAATAGTTCACACTGAACTCTTTATAAGACGAGATTTCCAGGCTGGGCGACTTGCCGCAGACGGGACACTTGATTTTGGCGTACTCTGAGGAGAGTAACGCGTAGAAAGGATTATTTATGCTCATATTTAATTATGTTTGATTTAACGCTACAAAGGTAGCAATAATATCCCGGTTCGTGAGAATAGGGATATTTCCAAAACGATTTCACAACATTAAAATAATAAGAAGATGAACAACAAGCGAATTTACATTAGCGGTGCCATAGCGCACCACGACATCGACGAGCGCAAGGCGGCATTCGCCGCGGCCGCCCGTCGGCTGAAGAGTGAGGGCTACACGCCCGTGAACCCCTTCGACAACGGACTGCCCGACAGTGAAGATTGGCGACGCCACATGCGCGTGGACATCGGCATGCTGCTGCAATGCGGTAAGATCTACATGCTTCGCGGGTGGGAGTTTAGCAAAGGGGCAAAGCTGGAACTTGACGTGGCCAGCAGCTGCGGAATAGAGGTGATGTTTGAAACGCACAAGCCATGATACGCGGGAAGTGGGGAAAGATGACGCTCACGGACGAGGAGCGGGCGTGGATGGAAGAGCACTTCGCCCATACGAAGAACGAGGAGGTGGCTCGTTACCTCGGGGTGTCGCGGCGAACTGCCGTGCGGCTGGCGCGCGGAATGGGTTTGGAGAAGAGCGCGGAGTTCGCACGCGCGATGCAGGCCAATGCCGTTAAGCACGCCGTACGAGCCAACCGCGGGCAGGGTAATGCCGGCAAGGCCAACCTGCTGAAATACGGCAAGGCCTACCGGTTCAAGCCCGGCATGGGAAATAAGGACCGACTGTCGGCGGAAGCCCTCTCCGAAATGTACCGACGGAGCGCGGAGACACGCAAGCGCATGGTGATGGCCGAACGCCGCCGCGTGGCCTTCGGGCTGGAACAGAGAACCGCCCTACGCGTGGTTAAGGCACCAAAAGCGAAAATATACCTGCGCCACGAGCTTCGCAAACGTGGTTATGTGGTGGCCCACGCATCGTCGGATGCCACGATAACCACCGACACGCGCAGATCGGCCATATTGGAGCAGCGGGCAGAGAAGATGGGAATTAGGTTTTATCTAACAGAGAAACAGAATGGTACAAAAGTATTTTAAAAGGAACAAAACTATGAAACAGACATTCGAAACGATGATGGCGCGCCTGCAAGCATGGCACGAGAGGCGCGCACGGAGAATGGAGGCGCGGCTCGTGAAGCGGCTCGACAACGAATCGCGACGCCGCCTGCAGCTGATAGAGTACAATGGGATAATATATTTGAGTGTAGACGGCATACCCCTCTTGGGGGCAGCCGACTTGGCCTGCGGCCTTACCGAAAGCCTGGCGCAGGCAAGGGCCAACTACGCCGACTACCGTGAAGAGGGGATATGGGCTAAGAGGTAGACACATTCAAACAACATTAAAAGCAAGCAATATGCCCCCCGAATTCAATTACCGCCAGTTCTATGCGCTGCTCGCCCGAATGCCCTACGCGGATAAGGAGACGCTCGTGTACCAGTACACCAAGGGACGCACCGAGCACCTCGGGCAGATGCACCCCGACGAATACCGCGTGATGCTGCGCGATATGAAACGTGTGGCGGACGACGAGGACACTACACGCGAGCTGAAAAAGCGGCGCAGCACGGTGCTCAAGCTGATGCAACAGCTCGGTGTGGACACCACCCAATGGCCTTGCGTGGATGCCTTCTGCCTGCATCCGCGCATCATGGGCAAGCGCTTTTGCCGCATTTCGGTCGACGAACTCGAAGCTCTGGCCGTAAAGCTGCGCGCCATCAAGCGCAAGGGCGGGCTGAAAGACGAGAGCCCCAATGCGGCACAACCAACGCTGAAAGTGAAATACAAGTTTACAATTAACAACAAAAACAACAAGAACAATGAAAAAGGAAATGCTTGAGGGCTTATCGCCCGAGGAAAAAAAAGAATTGCTGGCCACGTTGCAGAACGAGGCCAACGAGGAGAAGAACAACCGCCGACAGGCCTACGAGGAGCTGCGCGAGAAGTTTGCGCAAGACGTGCAGGCACGGCTGAACGATGTGGTGACGGCCGTTACCGAGTTCCGTGAATGGTTGGAAAACGAGAGCCGCGCCTTCCGCGACGTGATGGCCGAGTACGGTCAGCTGCGCAGCGAGAGCCAGGGCGGTTTCACGATGACCGTCTCCGATTTCCGCCTGACGGTGGCCGCCAACAAGGTGAAGGGCTTTGACGAGCGCGCCGACATGGCAGCAGAACGGCTGGTGGACTACCTGAAGCGTTATGTGCAGCGCACGGAGAAGGGAACGGACGATCCCATGTACCAGCTTGCCATGACGTTGCTGGAGCGCAACAAGAGCGGCGACCTCGATTATAAGAGCATATCGAAACTGTACGACCTCGAGACACGATTCGATGCCGAATACGCCGAGATTATGCAATTGTTTAAAGAAAGCAATGTGATTCAGCGCAACGCGCAGAACTTCTACTTCCACCGCCGCGACGATGTCGGAGTCTGGCGTAAAGTGGAGCCAAGCTTCTGCCGAATGTAGTAAGGGTGAAAGGGTGAAAGGGTGAAAAGATGGCTCACGCCCGCAAGGCTATTGGCTTAACTCCCTTACTCCTTAACTATTTAAACCCTGAATGTAAAAAAGTCCCCACAACGCTTGCCGTTGCGGGGACTTTTCCGTAATTTTGCATATTATTGTTAACGCACACAACGATTATGGCGAGAGGGAGAAACAAGGACTTGATTAACGAGCGCGACCGAAGGCTATTCGAGCGGTTCTATTATTGGAGCGAAGTTAAAAGGCTTCGCTTTGACGACACCATACGCAAGCTCTCGACCGAGGAGTTCTTTCTAGCCGAGGCCACCACGCTGCGCATCGTGCGGCGCATGCTGATGGAGGGTGCCACGGTAGACGGAAAGAGCGTGGAGAAGAGTCGGCGTCAGGGGTTCAGGTCTTCAACCGCACGGAGAGAGTCGTGCGGCCAACTGTCCTTGTTTCCCGAGTAGCCTCGGCCAGTGCGCATGTATAAGTCTCCTCGTACACCTTGATGCCGTGGTTGAACGTGAAAAAGCGCGAGCGCGTGCGTATCAACGCCCCCTCGACCGATGGCCGATAGCCCTGCAACAGCGCGTGCAGGGCTTTTCTTTTTTCCTCGCGCTGCATGATGCGGTCTGTCGTATGGCTGCCTGCGTGGGTGTCGTCGTAGCAGTCGAGTATGAGGCGAACGCGTACCTCGCATGTTCCGCGCTGTGCGATGTCGCCTGTTTCGTTCCATTCCGTGCCGGGCATGTCGATGAGGACGGCGGGATATGTCAGTGGATACATATCCAATTGTTCGTTGTCCAGTGCCTCCAACTGTCCGTAGTCTTCGTCCACGGTGCGTGCCCAAGGCAGGGCACGTGCTATGTGATCTATCATGTTAACGAGAATCGATTCCATTTCCTATTTCTATTAGTGTGTTTAGTATCATCTTGCGTATCTTAACGTTTAGTTCGTGGCTCGGGCCGATGAACTGGCGGCGCGGGATGTGTATGGTTGTCTTGCGCGTTAGGGCCATTGCGCGCCACGCCTGCACCATTGGCGGCAGCTCTTTCGGCATTTTATCGCCTTTTTTAACCTTGGCCAGCGAATACACCATGTGCCAGGCATAGCGGCGCATCTTGGGCGTGATGCCGATGTTTCCGCCCTCGTTGTGAATGGCGGCATAGGGCCGTGGGTTGGTAACCATCACCGCGCCGGGCATGGCCACGGCATCTATGCTGCGCATCAGGTTGTCGGTGGCCGAGGTCAGCGGCTTGTACGGCGATCCCGCCTCTTGTCGCCTTGTCTTCTTCCAGGGGTGCAGCCCGCCATTGGTGAAACCGCCGTCGCGAAAATTCTGTCGAAAGTGGTTCTTGGCTAGAACCGCCGCCTTGCGGGGTATGTCGGAGCGCATGGCCAGCTCCACCTGCTGTGGGGCGCGGGCGATGATGTCGGCAATTTGCTTGGCGTTCATTATTTTTCTTGTTAAAAAGTTTGTTCGTAACGAATAAAGTTGTATCTTTGCAACAGCCCATTAGGGTTAGCATGTGCTACGGCACGTTGCCTCGCGGGGGAACTTCGGTTTCCCCGTTGTTATTTACAAAGATTCCATCCTTGAACATTAATCTCATTTTACCTTTCTCATAAACCCAAACCTCCCGTATGTCTGCCTTAACGTTCCGCCTGGCTATGATGTTTTTCCTGATGAACCTGTCACTACATCCTTTCGTGTTGTTTATCACAATGTATGGCGATTGTTCCATTCCATGCGACAACATCCTCCCCACTTTCTTCTTACTCCACGGTCTGACAAAGCTTTCGTATTCATAGAAGACACCATCTACACGGAAGTCAGGGCACTTGCGTTCATACTTTGTGCCGATGAGTGAACCATATATCTGCTTGTATTCTTCCGACTTGAAATGTACAGACGGCGTTATCTCCACCTTGTGACCAGCTTTAGCGAAAGATTGGGCAACTTCAACGATGTCGTGGTAGTCGGTCTTTTGCTTGTCCACCAGTTCATGAATAGATAGTGTGCCGCCATTCTTATATTTGTTTTTCAATATAAAACCGTTGCTGCCGGGCAGCTTCCCATCAATGTACGGACAATTGAAGCAGTCTTTTTTATGTGCCACGAACATGGTCCGCATGCGGTTCTTAACCCCACGCGGCTTGTAGAATGGGCATTTGGCGCACTTTCCGGGGAAGTACGGGTGCGTGTCGTTGATTAAGTGCCCGTCCTTGCCGGGGTTGTTGTCCAACCCGCGCTGCGGCTGCGGGGCGGGCATGTCCTCCACCACGTCGGCAGGCGTGGCGGGGGTGTGGGGGGGCCTCGAGCATGCACTTGCAGTTCCAGCGGTCTTGCGGGTGGTGCTTTTCCCAGAACGGATGCTCGATTGGCAAGGTGAGTTTCTTTTCCCAATATGAGCGGTGCGAGGCCTCGGCATCGGGCGACGTGGTGGGCATCCAGCGCAGGTTGGGGAAGATGTCCTTGTTTTCAATGAACTCCTGCCAGTCGGCCGCGGCGTGCGCGCGCAGCACGGCCGTGTTGTATTCGGTGCGCAGCCACGCGCCCGTGTGGTGCGAGGCAATTGTCCGAACGTCGTTCGACCATTGTTCGAATGGTTTTATATTGCCGTTCGCATCGCGAAGTTTCTCCGCCATCGCCTTGCCCATCGCGTGCACCTTGAAGGCAGCAAACACCTCGTTGCCGTGGCGCATGGCATTGAGGAAACGGTCGTTGTGTCGCGGTTGGTAGTCGCCACGTGCCAGACCCTCAGCTGCCGCCTCGTTCATGGTGCGCTGCAGTTCGCGCCACATCTTCGGCTCGATTTCTTTGGAGGTGTCGAAACCCTCGTAAATGGTGTGTAGGAAGTCGCTGAGCAAGTCGGCCGATACCTCCACGCCGCCTTCGGCATTGTGGAAATGTGCGTGACACCCGCACCGCCCGCCACCATAGTAGAGGTTGTCAATTAGAAGTCGTTGTCCGCCCCGAGGGGTGTCGGGGCTAGGTCGAAAAAACGGCGCAGGGCGTTCTGTGGGGCGGTGCGGGCATGCGGTTCGGGTGGCGTGGGGTCTTCGTCCTGGTGCGTAAGCTGCTGGCGCAAGGCCGCACGTTCCTCTTCCTTCTTCGCTTTAAGCTCGTTGTAGTTCTCGGGTTTGGCAACGCCGAATGTCTCGTACAGGTAGTCGTCGTCGATGGGCAGACCCATGTTGGACAGTTTCTGCACGATGTCAATCTGCCGGGCTGTGTCCACCTTCTCTTTCTTGGCGTAGACGAACTCGCCTCCGTCGGTGTTGAAACCAAGTTGTGCGAAGATGTCGCGCATCTGATAATTGAGGATGTCGAGGATGAAGTCGCGGTCGTCGGCGTTCATCTCGTCCTCCTCCTCCTTATGTATCGTGCCAAGGGCCTGCGTGCCGGTACTCTTGGCGTCGGTGGTGAGGGTGTTGCCCAGCACGCGGATGCTAATCTTCGAGTCCCAATATTCGGCGAACGTGCGATACAGCTCGCTGCTGCCGGTCTTGTTGCCCGCCTCGAGCAGTTTCAGCTCACTGTCCTTGGGATGGATGTAGACCGCGTTCGTGCCTTGCTGCCGTGCCTCGCGGATGAGTGTCTTGCGCGCCTCCTCATCGCCCGCATCGTAGGTGTACTCGCGTATGGGCATGCCGAATATGTTGCAGAATCGAGCCCAGTCGCCCATGTTGCCCTTCTTGTACAGAACTGCTGGCAAAATCTCTGCGAATATTCCCAGCCCGCGCTCCGATCCGACGAAAAGCGTATGGGGGAACAGCTCTATGGGCTCGCCGCCAATGTCGCCCTGGTGGCGAAGCACAAGGCCGCGCACGGGGTCATAATTTTTGCGGCTGATACTATCAAAACGGATGTTGCCGTCTTCGTCCGTGCGGAACTGCACCAGCGTGAAGCCCCAAAACTCGGAGAGGATGAGTTCCTTGCGCAGTTCCTTGAACCAGGGCGAGCGCAGTTGCCTGTTAATCTCCTCATCGGGCTTGCCGTCGCGCTGAAATTCGATGGGTATCTGCGTCACGCCGCGCAGCCTCTTGGCCATCACGCCCGTGAGATGCAGGTCGAAGTTCGCGCTCTCATACATGTCGTACAGGCGCACGCGGTTACTGTAATCGATGCCGCGCGCCGATGTGACGGCGTTCATGTAGTGTTGCAGGTTGAAGTGGAACAGCTCGGGCATCTGCAGCACCACGTCGGGCTGGCGTTCTCCCGGGGCGGCGAGCATGCCGCCCTGCGTTATACGGCGGCCTTGCGCGCGCCTTTGTTTCAATGTCTTCATCTTGTAATCCTTTTGATTGTCCTTTTATAAGAGCGTGGGGCGCACCTCGTCCGCCTTAATCTGCCATCTGCTCTTGTCCTCAATCTCCTCGGCTGGCAACAGCGGTGCGCCGTCGATGGTCACGTCTCCGCGCATCACGCCCTTGAGCCACTCCACCGCCCGGTTGTAGCGGTCCTCCCTGCTCTTGGATATCTTATAAGGGTTGTGCTGGCAGAAGATGTGGTAGATGGCGATGTCCAGGGCGAACATCAGCACCAGGGCGTGGCGGTCGGTGCCGCGCGCGGAGAAAATCTTGTCGCAGTCGTACTTCTTATTCAAGTACGACCGCATTTCCATTACGGCGCGGTCTTCGCATATCTCCACAATCTGCGGGTCGTAGTCGGCCGTGCCTTGGCGCAGCAGACTGTCCAGTATCTCGCGATGTATGCTCGCGTCGTAGTCGGTTATGTCTATGAAATTGCTCATGTTACATCATAAATGGGTTGTCCTTATTCATATCCTCATCGTTAAGCGCGATGGTGTAGGTGGGTTCAAGCTCTCCCGTCTTGCGGTCCACCATCGTCACGCCGCCCTCCACGGCGTCGAGGCCGTCGGCAGGGTAAGGCATGCTGAGCTCGAAGAGTTTGGACTGATTGATGAGTTCCTGCATGTGGGGGTTGTCCTTCTCTTCTTCGTTGAATATCCATGTACCTAATCGGTCGAGCGGCTCAAGGTTGGCCTCTATACGCGTGGCCTTATCTGTTTTCTTTCGCGTGTCCTCGCGAATGAAGAGCTGCACCTTGCGCTTGGCGCACTCGTCGCGCAGCAGGGGCTTGAACACCTGCTGATAAAAAGGGTCTTGCAGCTTGTTGTTTTCGATGTACCAATACACGTTGGTTTTTCCACCCACGTACTTGTCCAACTCAAAGTACCAACCTATGAAGTTGGCGTTGGTTTCACGTGCGAGAAAGCCCTTAATCACGTAGTACACGCCCTTATACTTGCCCACCAGCCATAAGGCCTTGGTGGAGCTGCCTTTCTTCTTGCTGTCGGAATATGCCGGGTCGCCGTAGCCGATAAGGAAGCGGAACTTCTTCAACGGCGGCACCTTGCCGAAAGGCAGGTTCTTAAATATCTTGCCCTCGGCAACCGGGTTGTTAAAGTACTCCCCCTGCTGGGCGCGCACCGAGATCTTCGATAGGCTTCGGTCTATCTGCTCCTCGGTATTCTTCTGCGGCCACGTGCTGTGCCCGTGCTTGTCGCGGATGTTCACCACGTCCCAGCTGTTGGCCAGCATACCGGCGCGCGTTATGCAGCAATCCTTGGCGATGATGTTGCCGCACCATAGCACCAAGGTTGGCTCCGAGATGGAGCGCGTTGGATAAAGTGCCCGCTCGGCCCACTGCCACTTCTTGTCCAGCGTGACGGGATTGCGGCAGTCCTCATCGGTGTCGTAGTCGTCGAAGTACAGCACATCGGGGCGTATGGCCTCGTTGCGCATTCCGCGCGGCGCGGAGCCCGCACCCAGGGCGATGAATTTCGCCCCACATGCGCAAGCGAATTCCGTGTTGGTCCATGCGCCGATGGTTTCCTGTTTTCCGTAAAACTGAATCAAACGCGGGTTTTTCTCAAAATTGGCCTTGTAGGGCGCGAGCAGGCGTTCGGCAGCATCGATGGTGGCCGCCGCCAAGGCCACGAACCGCTTGCGTTTGGTGAGCGTTAGGTACATCAGCACGAACATCACCACGGTGGACTTCGCCAACTCGCGGCTCCACGAAAGAACCTCATACCACTCTTCATTAGCTATGATGCGCCGTATGGCCTTGATGTGGAAAGGGGCGAACTCGTACTTGGCGTAGGTTGGAAAAAAATAGCGTATCCACTCCACGGGGTCGCGTTCCAACTCCTTACGCCGGCGTTCTATCTCATATCGCGAGAGCCCCTCGTCCACCGGCACGTCCTTGGCCAACCCCTCGTGGAACCTGCGCCACAGCTCCAATGCCTGCTTGTCTGTATGCCGTGTCTTCATCCTCGTGTTGTCTGGTCCTTAATGAATGCGTCGAATAGGTTGTTGAACTGCTTGGCCGCCTCGACGTCTAGCGGGCGCAGCCATGTTAGGAAACGCATGCCCACGGATACGCAGTCGCTCACGCCGATGTCGTTCTGCAGCTTGTTGATGGCCCCGGCCAGCTTGGCCAGCGCATCGGCCTCAGCGGGCGTGGCGTATCGTTGCCCCTCACCGCGCGCGGCGATGGCATTGTTCACCTCTATTATCTGCCTGTTCCATTGGGCTATTATCTGTGCGGGAGTGATGGCCACGGATGCTTTCACCTCCTCCCAGTTGCCCTCGCGTATCCATCGGCTGACGGTCTGACGGGTGGAGCCAACCTTATCGGCAATTTCCTCTTGGGTGTAATTTCCGTCCAAAAATAGTGAGCGTGCAATGCTCTTCTTATCGATATTTGTCTTTGCCATCCATTTCTAATTTTGTATGCAAATTTCCCCCTTTTTTCACTAATCGTAAAATTGCAAATTAACCATATACGCCTGAATTGCAATGGTGTACATTCCGTATTACACCATATTTTTACGATTTTTTAGGCTCGTTTTTTCAGTTTAATTTTGCCGAAAAATCAAAATACGGTGCAAAAGAAATTTTTCAACATAATTCCCAGTGACGGCGAAGTGGCCATACTCTTATATGGCGACGTGGGCGACGGGCAGCGCGTGGACAGCGGCCGCGTGGTGGCCGAACTGATGGCACTCGCGGAGCAATACAAGAAGATAGACGTGCGCATCAACAGCCGCGGCGGTGACGTGTTCAACGGCATCGCAATCTATAACGCGCTGCGCACGAGCAAGGCCGACATAACCGTCTACATTGACGGCGTGGCGGCGAGCATTGCGGGCATTATCGCGCTGTGCGGCAAACCCCTGTACATGTCGCCATACGCCAAGCTGATGCTGCACGCCGTGAGCGGCGGCACATGGGGCAACGCGTCGGAGTTGCGCCAGATGGCCGAGGTAATGGAGAACCTACAAGGCGATCTCGCCTCGATGATTGCCGGACGTTGCGGGATGAAGAAGGACGAGGTACTGGCCAGGTACTTCGACGAGAAGGACCACTGGATTTCCGCACAGGAAGCACTCTCAATGAAACTCATTGACGGCATATACGATATGGACGGCGAGGCGGTGAACGCTGGCTCGACCGATGAGATATATACATATTTCAACAATAGGCTGAGAAATCAGCCACAAAACAAAGACAGAGGAATGGCATTATTAGAATCATTGAAGGGCATCCCCTCGTTCGCCAACTTGGCCGACGAGAATGCCGTACTCGCGCACGTTCGCGAATTGGAGAACAAGGCCGCCAAGGCCGATGCCCTGGCGCAAGCCGTGGAGGGCTACAAGAAGAAGCTGCAGGATGTGGAGGACAAGGAAATTGTCGCCATCATCGACAAGGCGATTGCCGAACGTCGCATCACCGCCGAGCAGAAGGAATCCTTTATGGCATTGATGAAAACCGACCGCGAGAACACGGAGAAGTTGCTTGCGAGCATGAAGGCACGTCCCTTCCGCCGCATAGTAGACGAACTCTGGGATGAGACCGGTTCGCCTGCGAACTTGGCCGGCAAAAGCTGGGACGAACTGGACAAGGCAGGCAAGCTCTCGGAGCTGCGCAATGCGGACTTCGAGACGTTCAAGGCCAAGTACAAGGAGAAGTTCGGCCTCGACTACAAGGAATAGGACGACATTATAACAATATTAAAACAGCAATAGAATGGCATTGAATATCAGTATCTGGCAGACTACGCTTGTCGAGAATTTTTATCCGGACAACAGTTTCGCCTCAAAATCGGTGGACGACTCCACATTCGTCCATGTGCATAAGGTAATCATCCCCAACGCCGGCGCGCCGTCGAAGGTTCAGAAAAACCGTACGGTGAAGCCCGCATCGGTGAACCAGCGAACCGACCACGACTTGGAATATGAGATTGACGAGCTAACCACCGATCCTATCTACATTCCGAACATCGACACGGTGGAGCTGTCGTATGACAAGCGTACATCCATCATCAGCAATGATCGCGAACAGCTGCGGAACGCTGCGGAAGAGAACATTTTGGAACGCTGGGGTCTTGGGGTTCCCTCAAAAAATGTGTTGTTCACTACGGGTACGACGGAGCGCGAAGCACACACTTCGGAGACCGCGACAGGCAAGCGCAAGTGCATCACCAAGGCTGACTTGCTGAAGATCATGACACGCATGGATGCGGACAACGTGCCAAAGGAGGGACGCCACATCCTGCTCGATGCGTACATGTACGCCGATTTGCTTGAAAACCTCTCGGAATCGGATAAGTGGATGTTCCAAAACTCCGCCGACGTGCAGCGCGGCATAGTCGGCAAGCTCTGGGGCTTGAACGTCATGACACGCAGCCAGGTTCTGCGTGTGAAGACCGACAAGAGCCTCTTGGGTTGGGACCAGGAGGCCGTTGCGGGAGAGATGGCCGCTGCGCTGGCTTGGCACGACAAGTCGGTGAGCCGTGCGATGGGCGAGGTGAAGATGTTCGATTCGACGAATAATCCCCTTTATTATGGCGACATCTATTCGTTCTTGCTCCGCACGGGCGGCTCCGTTCGCCGATATGACAAAAAGGGTATCTACCTCTTGGCCGAGGCTGCTAAATAAGAAAGGAGTGGCGTATGTTACCAAGAATTAAGATACAATTCCTCAACGGCCAGCTGGGCACCGTTGGTGAGAGTCCCGACGGTCTGTTCGCCCTAGTCTGTGGCGCAACGGCCGTGGCCAAGACGTTGGAACTGGGCAAGGCCTACACCCTGCACTCGTTCGACGGGCTGGCCAAGTTGGGCGTAAACTCCGAGAACAACCCCCGCCTGCATAAGCACGTGAAGGAGTTCTATACCGAGGCCGAGGAGGGTACGAAGCTCGTCATCTTCCCTGTGGACAAGACGAAGACGTTCACTGAACTGCTCGACAAGGACACGGGCGTCATCAAGGAACTCGTCACGGCGCAGAACGGTGCGTTGCGCGGCATATTCGTGGCCGGCGACGGCCGCGAGGCCACCCTCACCACCAACGGGCTTGACGACGACCTCCTTACCGCCTTGTCTAAGGCGCAGCAGCTGGCCGAATGGGCCACGACGCTGCTCTACGCCCCGCTCTTCATCGTCATCGAGGGGCGCGGCTACAAGGGCGGTGCGGTGAAAGACCTGCACGACGAGGCCTACAACCGCGTGGCCGTGATCATCGGCGACACGGTGAAGGCATCCGAGGGCGCGGCCGTGGGCGTAATGGCTGGGCGACTGGCCTCCGTACCCGTGCAGCGCAACATCGGCCGCGTTAAGGACGGCGCATTGAAGCCCATCACCATGTACATCGGCGACAAGCCTGTGGAGGAGAACGCCTCGGCCGTGAGCGACCTGTACGATGCGGGCTACATCACGCCGCGCAAGTATGTGGGCAAGGCCGGCTACTTCTTCACCGACGACCGCCTGGCCTGCGTGCCCACCGACGACTACGCCCACATCACCGCGCGGCGCACCATCGACAAGGCCTACCGCATCGCCTATGCCGCGCTGCTCGACCTGATGCTCGACGAACTGCCCGTTAACGAGAACGGCACATTGCAGCACGGCATCATAGTTGCGTGGCAGCAGATGATGGAGAATGCAGTGAACCGCGCCATGACGGCGCAGGGCGAACTGTCGGCCGACGAGGACGGCGCGGGGTGCAAGGCTTACATCGACCCGAAACAAAACGTGCTGGCCACATCTAAGGTGGAACTCACGCTGAAGGTGCGCCCGTTCGGGTACGCACGCTACGTGGACGTGAAGCTTGGATTCCAAGTCGAACCACAAAAGTAAGGGCCAGGCAGGTGGGCACGCCCCCCCCCCCCCCCCCACACCTTTTCAAAAACCACACTATTTCGATCTCAGAAATAAGCAAGAGCACAACATCTCCGTAGTGATGGGCGGTCGGCCCGTTACCGGCATCCGCGGCATCAAGTACAACACCAAGAAGGAGAAGGAGCTGCTCTACGCCAAGGGCAACCGTCCGCACGCGGTGCAGAGCGGCAACTACGACTATAGCGGTGAGATAACGCTGTTGCAGAGCGAATACCTCGCCTTACGCGAAGCCGCCAAGGGTGACATCCTCGCCGCCCAGCTCGATGTGGTGGTGGCCTATGGCAACCCCACCCGCGGCGACGCCATCACCACCGACATACTGGTGGGCGTGGAGTTCACAGAAGACAACACCGAATGGAAACAAGGGGACAAGTTCCAAGAAAAAACCATCCCCTTCGTCTTCATCGACAAGAAACAGGCGTAAAACCAATTAAAGCTACACGATATGAAATATACGAAAGAACAGATAGAAGGGTGGAAGCGTAAGCACGGCGACCTCTTCGAGATAACCGTCGAAGGCAAGGGCTGCATCCTGCACCGCCCCACGCGCCAGGACCTGAGCTACGTCAGCGTGCTCAAAGACCCCATCAAGATGAGCGAGACCATGCTCAACCAGCTGTGGGTGGTGGGCGATGAAGAAATTAAGACCGACGACTCGCTATTCCTGGCCGCCATACAGAAGATGCAGGACGTGTTGGAGGTTAAGGAGGCTGAGATAAAAAAGCTTTAGAGGATGCCGAGGTGGACGTGTCTGACGGGTTCGACATCCTCTTCTTCAACACCGTTATGCGCTACTACCTGCACCTCGACCCCGACACACTCTCGGACGAAGAGTGGGCGCATACGTACAAGTTTTTGGGCGAAATAAGGAAAGCGGAAGCAAAAGCGAAAGGCATAGATGGATAATGTTTTGAAATTCCTCATCAAACTCAACGCCGATAAGGGTAATGTCGTATCGGTAGCAAGAGAGACGGAGCGGCAGCTTGACTCCATCAACCGAAAAGCATCGGTTGTCGGGCGCGGCTTGCGAAAGGCATTCTCGTTGGACGGTTTCAAGGGCGCGCTGATGTCGATACCCGGCATGCAGTTCCTGATGAACCCCTACACCATGATAGGTGCTGGCGTCGGGGCGATGGTACGGTTGGGCGCGCAGGCCGAGAGCGTGAACGTGGCCTTCACCACGCTGGTGGGCAGTGAGCGTAAGGCCGCCCAGATGCTTGGGCAGATAAACGACTTCGCCGCCCACTCGCCCTTCGGCAAGATGGATCTCACCAAGTCTGCGCAGACCATGCTAAACTTCGGCGTGGAGACGGGCAAGGTGCTGCCGCTGCTGCGCCAGCTGGGCGACATATCGGGTGGCGACAAGGATAAGATGTCGGCCCTGTCGCTGGTGATGGGTCAGGTGTCAAGTACCGGCTACCTGATGGGCCAGGACCTGTTGCAGTTCATCAACGCAGGGTTCAACCCCATCCAAGAGCTATCCCAGATGACCGGCATCGCCGTCGACAAGCTCAAGGACAAGATGTCGCGCGGCGAGATAACATTCCGAAACGTGGAGCAGGCCATCGCCCACGCCACAGGGGCTGGCGGCAAGTTCAATGACATGATGGAGCGGCAGAGCCAGACCTTATCGGGAAAATGGAGCACGCTGATGGACACCATGCAGCAGGGCGCGATAGACCTCTCGCAGAGCGTTAATACGCCCATCGCCGAGGTCGTGGACAAGATAACGGCGGCCATCCCGAAGATGTTTGCCGTGTTTCAATCCGTGTTTTCGGCCATCGCGGCAGGCATAGGCTTCGTTGTCCGATTCCGTACTGCGTTCATGCTCCTGGGCGGCGCGGTGCTCACGGTGTGGGCCGTCTTCCGAACCTACACGATGGCCCTGGCCGCCTACCAGGCCATAACCACGCTGGTGACGGCGGCAACGAAAATATGGACGGCTGCGCAGTGGCTGCTCAACGTGGCCATGACGGCCAACCCCATAGGCCTTATCGTCGTGGGTGTGGCCGCGCTCATCACCGTCATCGCCTACTGTTGGACGAAGTTCGCCGGTTTCCGTGCATTCCTCATCACGATGTGGGACGTATGGCGCAAGTTCGGCGACCTGATTAAGACCTACGTGGTGGACCGCATCAAGGAACTCATTCGCGGCGTGGGATTGCTATCCAAGGCGTTCTCCAAACTATTTTCAGGCGACTTCAAGGGCGCGGCCGCCGACTTCGCCGCTGGCGTGAAAAACGTCTCAGGCGTAAACAGTGCGGTTTCACTTGTGAAGAACACCGCAGCAACCGTGCGCGGCATTGGCGGCACTTTCCAGAAGAACTTGGCCACCGAACGCGCCAAGGACAAGCAGAAGGAGAAGAAGAAAGGCGAGCGTTCGGCTCTCTCCACACCAGGGCTCAAGGGCAGTGCGGCAGTCGGGGACGTGGTGTTCGGCACAGGCAAGGGCAAAGACAAGGCGGGCAAGGGCAAGAAAGGCCGCCGCTCGGCCGAGGAGATCGCCACAGGCGGCCGACGCTCCACCAGCATCACGATGAACATCTCCAAGTTTTTCGACACGCTGCACGTGCACATGACGGATAAGGCCGACACGGCCGAACTGGAGCGCATCGTCGTGCAAAGCATGAACCGCGCGCTGGCCATCGCCACCAGCACCGACAGAGGGTAGTTTCGTAAGTACATCAACACATCAACACATGAACACAATAACACGCTTCGTACTAGAAAACATGGCCCTACGCATAACGGGCGGCAAAATACCTACCTACTGGCTGTTCCGCGATGCGGGCATCCGCCAGGTTGATGAGGGCGACTATTCCTCCATCCGCACCATGAGCGACGCCGAACTGGCCGACCTGGTGCGGACCAACGCCCTGGGGTTGCCAATGGCCATGCCGCTTAGTCTGAAACTCGAAGAAGCCGGCGCACAAGAATGGCTGCTGCCTTTCGAGCCGATGGTAAGCATCACGGGCAGGCACATCATCAAGCGGCGACAAGTGAACAAGGGCGTTATCCGCGGCTCGATAAAGGAGCGATGGGCGCAAGACGACTACGACATCACCATCGAGGGCGTGCTTATCGGCACCGACGGCCACTACCCTTCGGCCGACGTGGCCCGGCTCAAGAACTTCTGCGAGGCGGCCTCCGTCACGGCCCTGTCTCCCTTATTGGAGGTGTTCGGCATATCGCGCCTGGTCATCGAGAGCTGGGAGATGCCCTTCACCGCAGGCGAGGCCAACCAGAATTACTCCATCAGGGCATATAGCGACGACATATACAAGCTGTTGCTTGGCGCGAACGAATACGCGCTCATGAACCCATAAACTCACCAACTCAAGGACTCTCCACATGTACACAATGGCCTACGACATCACCATCGGCAATTACAAGCTTGGCATGCTCGCCGCGGTTAGCGTCCACAAGAGCGTGGAGCTCTTGGCCGACATGTGCGAGATAACTTTGCCGGCGGCGCAGCTCAACCAGGCACTTGACGTTGAGAGCCGCATAAGGCGTGGCGATGTCGTGACAGTGAAGTTCGGATACAAGGAGACGGGGTTGGTGGAGGAGTTCCGCGGGTGGCTGCAACGCATAGCCACAGATGGCGGCGACATCAAACTGTTCTGTGAGGACGACCTCTTTACTTTCAGGCGAGACCTCCCCAATGAGGTTCTCAAACAGGTGTCGCTGGCCGACCTGCTAGGCCACGTAATAAAGGGCGTTGGCCGTGATTACAAGGTGAACTGCTCATACACTTGGACCTACGCCAAGTTCGTCATCCACGACGCCACGGGCTACGACGTGCTGAAGAAGGTGCAGGAGGAATGCGGCGCGGACATCTACCTGCAAGACAAGACGCTGCATGTACATCCCCCTGGCGAGGTTACGGGTACAGAGCGGCGATACGACTTCGCCCTCAACGTAGAAGAAACCGACCTCACCTATCGGCGCGCCGAAGACAAGAAGGTGCGCGTGGTTGTCAAGGCCTTGATGCCCGATGGCAAGGTGAAGGAGGTGGAAGTGGGCAGCACTGGTGGCGAGAAGGTGGAGGTGAAATGCCATGCCTCGGACACCGCCTCAATGCAGGCGCGCGGCGAGGCCGAAGTGCGCCGCCGCAGTTTCGACGGTTACGACGGCAGCATTACCACTTGGCTCGTGCCGCAATGTGTGCCGGGCGATACGGCCACGCTGCACGACGCCGACTATCCGCACAAGGACGGCACATATTACGTGCGAGCCGTCACCACGGAGTTCTCCGAAAACGGTGGGGTGCGCAAGATAGAACTTGGATTCAGGTTAAGCTAAACGCAATATGGACAACTACAAGGAACTGGCGCAACTGGTGCGCAACGCAGCCGGCAAGGCCCAACTCACACTGATGCAGGGCATCGTGCGTAAGGTTAGCGGTTTGACCTGCGAAGTGGAGATTGGCGGCATCGCCGTACCAGACGTGCGACTACGCGCCTCCGAGGCTGCAACAGATGCGCAGATGCTGATAACGCCCAAGGCGGGCACGGCGGTGATTGTGGGCAGCCTGTCGGGCGACTTGACACAGCTCGTTGTCTTGGCCATCGACCACGCGGAGAGCATAACGATAAACGGCGGCAAGCTGGGCGGGCTGGTAAACGTCGAGCAACTAACGCAAAAGATTAACGAACTGGTACAGGCGTTCAATAGTCACACACACCAGGGCTTTCACCGGGCGGCCCGGCCCCCCCCCCCCACAGGGCCGGCCGCCCAAAACGGGGGGGTCACACACAAGGAAGCAACGCAACCCATTAGGCAATGAACGGCATACAGTTGACGGATTTCACCCCCGCTATCCGCGTTAGGCGAGACGAGCAAGGTAAGATAACCTCGGGGCTGCAAGTTGGCGACACGCTGCGGCAGAACCAGGCACTCATACTGGCACTGAACAAGGGTGAACTGAAGGAACGCCCCTCGGTGGGCTGCGGCATCGCCGACATGCTCATGGACCACGACCCGCTATATTGGCGCACGCTCATACGCGAACAGTTGGAGATGGACCGCCAGAAAGTGAACAACATACGAATTACGCCGAAAGGCATCGAGATAGACGCACATTATTAAATTAAACAACAATGATAGAACACTTTTTAAACAAACTTCTTGAAGTGCTTTCCACGGCGTGGGGCTGGCTGATGTTCGTCGGCCTCGTGGTGATGAACTTCATCGTCGGCTATGAAAAAATGGTGGGCTTCACCGTCATGGCCATAGTGCTTGATGCCGTTTGGGGCATCGCGGCGAGCCTTCTCCAAAAACGCTTCGCACTGAGCGAATTGGCGCGAGACACCTTCGCCAAACTCGCCGTATACGGCACTGCCGTCTTCGTTTTCATCCTGGTAGACAAGCTGGCGGGCATCAGCGGCGGGCTGACAACGAGCGTCATCTGCATCGGCATCATTCTCGTCGAACTGTGGAGCATGTCGGCATCGATGCTCATCTGCTTCCCAAACATGCCTTTCTTGAAGATACTGAAGAAAGCCTTGGCAGGGGAGATAGCCAGCAAACTGAACGTAAAGCCCGAAGACGTGGCAGAGGCATTGGACACATTACACGCGAAGAGGACATGAGAACAATTAAGTACATCGTGGTGCATGCCACAGGTGGTTCGCAGCGAACCACCATCAAGGAACTGATGATGGAGTTCGCCAGGCTGGACTGGAAGGCACCTGGTTACCACTATGTGGTCCATGTTGACGGCAAGATAACCCAACTGCTGAGCGAAGAGAAGGTGAGCAACGGCGTGAGAGGTTATAACCGCATGCTCATCAACGTGGCCTACATCGGCGGACTGGACGCCAAGGGCAAGTACGCCGACACGCGCACGCCGGAACAGAAAGAGGCCCTGCGCAAGCTGCTGGGCATGCTTCATAAGAAGTATCCGGCCGCCGAGATACGCGGGCATCGTGACTTCTCGCCAGACCTGAATCACAACGGCACCATTGAGCCCTGGGAGTTCATCAAGGCCTGCCCCTGTTTCGATGCAAAGAAAGAATATAAGGACATTTAACCCCGAGAGCAATGAGACACCTATTATATATACTTGCATTAATCATGCTGCTGGCCTCGTGCCGCACGACGCGGACGATAACCCGAAACAGCGAGGTGGACGTTCGCCAGCGCGACTCGCTCGTGTTGCGCGACAGCGTGGTGCTGCGCTACGTCACCGCCACGCGCGACAGCGTGACCATCCGCGACAGCGTGGTGCTGGTGAAGGACAGTTCGGGCAGGGTGATCGCCACCGAGAGATACCGCACCAGCGAGCGCACACGCGACACCCATGCCGACAATTCGGCCACGGCCACACGCGACAGAACGCACGACAAGGGTGTTAGCACACATGTGAAGGAAAAGGTAACGGACTCGAAATCCGCTTGGCCAACCCTCGGTACGGTAATGGACATCGTGGGGTGGATAGCCTTCGCATTGTTTCTCATTCTTTTCGCACGCAAATTATGGAGACGACGGTAAGGGACGGCCAGACGTTGGCCGACATAGCCGTACAGGAATACGGCGCATTGGAGGCGGTGGTGCGGCTGGCTATGGACAACAACATGGCCGTGAGCCAGGCACCGCCTGCGGGAATGCGCCTACGCCTGCACAACGGCGAGTACAACCGCCCCATGCGCCGCTATTGCCAGGCACACGGCATAGCCCCGGCCACACTGCGCGGTGATGGTGGAACAAGAGCGCGCATATTCAACGAGACTTTCAACGACACATTCAACTAAACCCAACTCAATGGCACGCACGATAGCAGAGATAAAGCGCACGATGACCGATGCATTCATGGCCAACGCCACGCTGCGGGAGGCATACGGACTGGCGGAGGGCGACACCTTCGAAAGAAGCTTCTCGGCGGTGAGCATCGAGAACATCCTGTTCTACATCGTGGCGGCATGCTGCCACGTGATGGAGGCATTGTTCGACCGCCACCGGCAAGACGTGGACGACAAGATAAGTCGCGCCGTGGTGGCCAGCGTGCCGTGGTACTATAAGGTGGCGCGGCAGTTTCAGTACGGCGATGCCCTCGCCTTCGACGAGACAACCTCGCAATGGCGATACCCCACCACCGATGAAAAGAAACGGCTGGTGCGATACGTGGCCGTGCGCGACCGCGGTACAAGCATACAGGTATTGGCCTCGGCCGAGAAGGACGGGCTGCCCGAACCGCTGCCTGCCGACGTTCTAACGGCATTCAAACAGTATATGAACCGCGTTAAGATAGCGGGCGTGGTGCTCAATATTCGTTCGCTGCCCGCCGACAAGGTGGTGATAAGGGCATCGGTACAGGTGGATACGATGGTACTCTCTATCGATGGGACACGCGTGGCCGACGGATCGCGACCCGTGGAGGACGCCGTACGTCAGCACCTGCGCAACATCACCTATGGCGGTGTATTCAACAAGACCCGTTTGGTGGATGCCATCCAAGCCGTGGAGGGCGTGGTGGACGTGACGCTCGAAGGATGCGAATACCGTGCCGAGGGAGAGGCCGCGTTCCGAACCATACAAGGCAATAACTATACGGCGGCGGGGGGGGGGGTTTGCCCCCGGGGGGGGCGAAAACCGAAAAAAAAAAGGGGGATGGGGAGGTAG